CTATTTGAACTAGATCGCTAGGATCGCGCCCTTCGGCAATAAGTTTGATAAAATTATACATTTCTTCTCAGTCTTGTATAGATATTTATCGGTAAAAATTAAATTTTGAGTACACCTGGGAAGCGTTCCCCGCCGTCTTTAATAGCAACCAGCCACGCCACAGTCACACAACTATCCATATTCTTCATCCAATCGTTAGGGAAGAAAGTTTCTCTGCGGAATTCTTGGAAACGAATTGTGTGATTATCAATGAAGTTTCCTAGATAAGCATCGGTATAATAAAGGAAACTATTCTCGTTCCAGTAGCTGACGTGAGTAGGATCTTGGAAAGCACCACGTCCGTCTGTGCTAGGAACTTCGATAAATGCCCATCCGCCGTGTGCTAAGACACGATGTATTTCGCTCATGATCTTTGTTTTGTCATGCAGATGCTCAATGATGTGGCTGGCATTGAGCACACCTACTGAATTATCGGGCAGGGGAATACCGTCATTTAAATCAGCTAGCACATCAGCATCTGATCGAAGATCTACAGTGTAATATCCGGGATAAGGGTTCAATCCACCGCCAATATCTACATTCATTAGTCCTCGTAGTTGTGAATCACGCTCGGCTAGTTGTCTAGCATACTGCTGCATTAACTCTACGGTCCTAGTTTGAATACGCTGGTTGCGTTCATTCATAGAAGTATTAACACCTGTAATTCTATAGATATACAATACTTTCTTTATTTGTACCATTTTGGTTGTTAAGTATGTACGGATACACAGATCGTGGTCTTCGCATACATAAGCATCGTCGCTATAACCGCCGGCGGTATAGTATGCTTCACGACGCCATGATCTAACATGATCGGGCGAAAACCAAATATAGGCCAATGCTTGACTAGTAGGGGCAAACGAGTGCATGGCCAGCAGGTCTCTTCCTCTGAAATTATATGTTTCATAAGACCATCCGTTTTCTTGATTGTAAGGACGGAACGGTTTTTCCGGATCCATATCGAACATGGCATCATCACTATAAACAAATCCTACTTCGTTGTCCTGATAGGCTAGGTTTAATTCTTCTAGGCAATCAGGAGTTAACAGGTCATCGTGATCCACTTCTACAAATACATCACCTGTACAAGCATCGCAGGCCATGCGTTTGATCATTCCGATATTGATAATTTTTACTCGAGTATCAAGCACTTTTACTCGAGTATCATTAAAAATTGCATCCGGAATTTCTGCAGGACTGCATTTGTTGTTAGTATAAATTACCCATTCCCAATTGCCATATGTTTGTGCAACTAGGCTTTCGTAGAGTTCTAATAAAAATGGAATATTGTTAGGGTCGTGTTCGCAGGTAAAGATGCTGAATTTTAAATTGTTCATATTAATCAAAGAAGAAAAGATGGACTAGTCTACCATCGTTGTTATTTTGTCCGAAGTAAGTACCAGCAGAATGAATGCTTTGTGCATCCATAATGACTAATCTATTGTAGACATTACCTGCAGAATCCACAGTGTCAAACTTGGTAGCATCTAAAAACCCGCCAGTGAATGCTTGTTTGATTCCTAGGTCATCTGCTCGCATGGATCCTGATACATTTGAACGATGAGTACGAGTTCCGCTTTGTAGTGGAGCATCAGGAGTAAGATAGATCATAGCTGCCCACTTTTGTAGGTCATGATGATATACCTGCGGATCGTTTGCTGTGGTAATTTGAAAACACCCGTTGGGACTATCGGGAGCAAAATTATTAATTTTCTCTCCAATGATATTTTCAAAAGCTTCTACAATTCCCGGAGGATGATATGCTTCAGTTGACCTAATGCCTTTATAAAATCTTATATCGGCTGCGTAGTTAACGCCTAATGCAAATCTTCTAACACTGTGGGGATCGGAATAAAAGTTATCTACAATGAATAACTTCTTAAGGGGGTTGGGATTAATTTCTAACATAACACTCGCTTTTTATGTAGTGATATTTAGTGATGGTTAAATACTAGTATAATTTTTTTACGTAAAGGAATTTGTATCATGGAAATTATCATTGGAATTATTGTTTTCGCAGCCTTGGCCTACTTCATCTTTGTTCGTAAGTCTGCAACTAAAACAGCTGAATCTACAGCACCTTACAAACTTGAAACTCCTGCTCCTGCAGAACAAGTTAAAGAAGTTGTTGCTGAAACAGTTGCAGAAGCTGCTCCGATTGTTGAAGCTGCACCAGTTGTAGAAGCTGCACCTGCTAAGAAAACTCGTAAGCCACGTACTCCTAAAGCTGCTCCTGCTGAAAAGCCAGCTAAAGTTGTCAAAGCTAAAGCTGCTGCTCCTAAGGCAAAAGCACCTGCTAAGGCACCTGCTGCTAAGAAGCCAGCAGCTCGTACTGCTCGTTCAAAGAAGGTTTAATTCTTTAGCACGTAAGAAAGCCCCATTAAGGGGCTTTTCTTTTCTCTGAGTTTAAAGAACACCTAATTGTTTAGCATATTCAGCAAGAGCAAATGAACCAAGGTTCTTTGACTTGCATTCACACATTATATCAAATTGGTCTAAGAATCCTAATGCATATTCATTGGCAGCAATATTCCAATAGAAGTCCGAATGAGCACGTAACTTTTGTCGCTTGTAGCCAGATTCGATCAAATGTAGATAATCAGGTAGTACAGAAACTGAATGATCCACCAAGTAATCTGTCCTGCTAAGAGAATAATGGCAAGTAGGCCGCACCCCACGCCAACTATCAACGATCTTTTGAACCATAGGATCATTGTGTCGGAGGTATTCTCCTTCATGCAGCCAATGGTGATGCAGGTCAACTGTGATAGGAACCAAATCACTAATAGATAAACAATCACTAAGTCCATAACTAATCTCCTCGTTTTCGATGGTAATGCAATTTCTTGCTTCGGGCGTAAGTTTAGAATAGGCCCTACGGATGCCTTCGGGGCCTTCACGGCCGCCAATATGTATGTTAATTTTAAGATCTTGGAATGTTTTACCATAGCCCATCCAACGAGCCATGTCAGTGTGATACTCAAATTCTTCTATAGAGCGTTGGACAATCCCCGGATTGTTACTAGCCAGGACAGTATATTGGCCAGGGTGGAAGCTAAGACGCACATTGAAGCAACGAGCTGTATCGCCGACTTCTCCAAAGTGCTTTTCGCAGTAAGCAACAACGTCCGGGCGTAGCCAAAAATACTTCCAATCATCGTGAGTATAAACAGGAAGTATATCACTGCTAATCCGTACCATGCGTAAATGTTGATCAAGTGATCCTACTCTTTCTACCAACTTGCGAGTTGATTCAATGTTTTGGACCATGAGGTCCCACAGACGTTGTTCGGCTTCTTCTACAGTTTGGCGGTTAAGCCAGGACACTGTAGTACTACCGGTATTGTATTGTTTGGCATCATCTGTGGCTTTGATGCCATCTACCTGTTCTGCATGATCGATCCATTTGCAACAAAACCCCAGCCGTTTAATAGTCATATTTTATCCATTTACAAGCAAACACATAAATATATTATACAACAAAATTTGAAAAGAATCAACCCTAATGGCAAATATAATTAAACAATCCAAAAGAAAGTTCCATATTGTTTATCAGACTACTAACATCATAAACAATATGATTTATGTAGGAGCACACTCTACAGATTTATTAGACGACGGATACATTGGGTCTGGCCATCGAATTACGATGGCTGTAAATAAGTACGGTATTAAAAATTTTAAAAGAGATATCCTTCATATATTTGATACTCCGGAAAAAATGTTTAATAAAGAAGCTGAGATCGTAAATGAAGAGTTCTTAAAAAGATCCGATGTATATAATATAGTCGAGGGAGGCTTTGGCGGTTATAATAAAGGAACTACTGGCCTTAAACATTTACACCATCCGGAATCTGGAAAAAGGTGTGCCGTTCACCCTAATGCCATTCCTAGTATGCTACAGGAGGGATGGGTAATCGGACGAAATATGTCTTCTACATCTAATACTGTCTGGGTATTTAAAGATGACGAAAAACGAATGATAATGCCCGCTGAATTACAAAATTATATCGATATCGGTTGGAATAAGGGGCTTCCTAAATCGCCTACGCATGGAAAAGTTTGGATTTTTCATCCCGAGTCAGATGAATATAGTTTGTGTGAAATTAATGAACTTTCAGCGAAATTATCTGCTGGTTGGATTAAAAAGAAATGGGCTCCTGTTAAAAAAGGAGCCGCATGGGTAAACAATGATGTTGATAATCTTCGAATTTCTAAAGACGAACTGGATAGTTATATTTTTAAAGGTTGGAAGAAAGGAATGATTACAACCCGTTGGTCTTAATCATTAATTACTTTCTGTTCTAATGTACACATCGTCATAGTATTATTTTACACGATCTTACGAAAATAGTCAATGGTTTTAACTAGGCCTTTGTCTAATTTAACTTTCGGTCCCCAATCTAATAACGCCTTGGCCAGTGTAATATCGGGTTTACGCTGTTTTGGATCATCTTTGGGTAAATCCATAAAGACAATCTTGCTTTTACTTTTAGTTAATTTGATGACCTTTTCAGCTAATTCCTTGATAGTGAACTCACCAGGATTACCGATGTTGACTGGTTCATGATAGTCACTGTCCATCAGTGCCATCATACCGTCTAGGTTATCTTCAAAGTAGCAAAAACTACGAGTTTGATCGCCTTCGCCATAGACAGTAATGTTTTCGCCACGTAGAGCCTGCACAATAAAATTACTGACCACACGTCCGTCACCTTCGGCCATTCTGGGACCATAGGTATTAAAGATACGCATGATTTTGGTATTAACTCCGTGCTTTCGGTGATAATCCATAAACAGAGTTTCTGCGGCACGTTTGCCCTCGTCATAGCAAGAGCGAATGCCAATTGGATTTACATTACCCCAATAACCTTCAGGCTGTGGATGTACAGTTGGATCGCCGTAACACTCGCTAGTACTAGCCTGCAGGATTCGAGCACCAGTACGTTTGGCCAATCCTAACATATTGAACGCACCAATCACTGATGTTTTCATTGTTTGAATCGGGTCATGTTGGTAGTGTTGTGGACTTGCTGGACAGGCAAGATTATAAATCTCATCTACTTCAACATATAACGGGATACAGATATCTTGTCGAATAACTTCAAAGTTTGGAAACTTGAGCAGGTGTTCAATGTTCTTCTTACTACCTGTAAAGTAGTTGTCTACACACAGAACATGATGTCCTTGTTTTACCAATCGTTCACTAAGATGTGATCCGAGAAATCCGGCACCGCCGGTTACTAATATTTTTTTCATTTTGGGGCTCTAATTAATTCTGGACTATATTGTGGTAATGCCTTATTTGAATCTTTGTCTTTGGCATTTTCTAATTTGGCAGTTCTTGCTCGAAGTTCGCTAGAACTATAGTCGTGCTGTCGTTTATGATAGTATAATTCAATACCGTTATTCATACACCATTGCTTGCCTGTAAAATCTCTATTTAAATATTCTTCACTTAAAAATCGAATATCAATCTTTTGTGTCATTAGCAATTGTAATAAATCGTATTCGGTTTCGTAGATAAGAATTTCATCTACATACTTGCAGGCTTGTAATTGGACATAGCGTTCATAGGCACTTTGTACAGGTTTATTTTTGGTACCCGGACGATCAATTGTAGGATCGATCTGTAGTGCCACAATCAAATAGTCACAGAGTTGTTTCTCCATTTTGAGCATGGTCACATGCCCGGCATGGAGTAGATCAAAACTACTACAATTAAACCCGATTTTCATTTTATTGATTCCAATGACGTATAACACCTGCTACAATAAAGCAGTTGGTTAAAATATATGATAACACAATTACGGTACGAACGCAAGCAATTCGATCAGATTCTTTGTCTGTGCTGCCTGCTTTTTCACCTAGAGCCTTGGCCCATAGTCGCCAAAGTTTATCTACCATACTTCTTTTTTATTTTTTTTAATGTGCGTTCTGCCATAGCACCGCTGGGATGATCTTTATACATACGAGCGATGTCGTCTAAGGCAGTCCACATGAGTTCGTGTTCGTTTTCTATGGTGTAGACACGATTACGCAAATTACTAGCATCTACTACGCTGATAATGCCTGCTACCAAGCGGGCCAGTAATCGTGCCAAGTCCATACATTAAGCGAACAAGTCCTCGTTCCACTCGCGGTGACCTTCACGGAACGCCATATTGGCCTGTGTCTCACGAACTTCTACACGATAGCACCATAGACGTTGTTCTAACCTTGCGTTAAACATTTTTTAATCCTATTCTACTATAACCTAACTTTGACTTGAGTTCCCTGCTTTTCTTCTCTGGTTTCCATGCTCTAGGATCAACTGTTTCGCCTGTGAGTTCATAACGAAAGTCTGGATCGTAAACCATATAGCCCAACTTGTTCCATTTGATTACTCCATCGTCAAATAGAAAAATACAACCACGACACATACAGAAACTGGCACCATTGTCGCTCATTACATTTCCATTAACTGTGCCAACATATTTGACTACATTGCCCTGGTGCATTTCTCTTAGTGCTTGGTAATAATCAATCATTCTTCAACTCCAAAAACAAACTTGATACGGTTGGCAACTACCTTGCCATCATATCGTGTGTCGTTGGCAACATCTAAACATTCGTTGATGATTAGTTCAGCAAACTTAGCCAAACGGATCTTATCCCATTCTTGAATTTTGAATCCATCTTTGGGATCAAATTGATATGTTTTATCGGCAGATAAGTTAGCCTGTTCGGTAAGTTGTTTTATCTTCTGTTCGTTCATAGGTAATAATATTCCTTGTTGATTGATTATACAACAATTATAGAACTTTTGTCAATAGGATTGGGATAAATAAAAGTGTAGTTCGCGGAAGTGGAATTCCCAACTACTCTAATGTTATAAGGCAACATCAGCATGAATATTTATACATCAACCAAAGCGATGCCATATGTTTATATGTGTGTCAATAAAACAACCAATGAGTTCTATATTGGTTACAGAGTCAAGAATGTTAAGTTAAACAAACCATCGCATGTAGACTTCCCGGAATATAGAACATCTTCTAAAATTGTAAAACCAAATTTTGATAACTTCACTTGGCTCATCCTTGCGGAATTTTATGACCATGATTCTGCTTATGATTTTGAACAATCACTCATAAACGAACACTGGAATAATCCGTTGTTGATGAACACAAACTGTCATTATGGAAAGAAAAGATTTAGGGTTAAATCTCATTCTTCTGAAACTAAACAGAAAATATCAAATGCTCAAAAAGGAAGGCCAGGAAGAGCCCAATCAGACGAAACCAAACAAAAAATTTCTAAATCGTCAATCGGTAGAATTAAATCAGTGGAAGAATGCAAAAATATTTCCAAAGGTAAAATGGGAAAGTGTCGGGCACCTATGACGGAAGAAGCAAAGAAAAAGATTTCAGAATTTCAAAGAGGGAGACTGAAAGGGCCAATGACTGATGCACAGAAAAGAAAAATTTCTAACTCTAAAAAAGGATCAGTTCCGCCTAACAAAGGAAAACCAATGTCAGACGAAACTAAACGAAAAATTTCAGAAACTAAACGGTTGAAAGCGTTAGAAAAATCGTTACTTAAATAAATTCACCATCTTCGCGGTGACCTTGGCGATAAGCCATATTTGATGGAGTTTCTCTGACTTCAACTTTTGAACACCAAACACGGTCTGCTTCAGACTTACCGCAACTTGGCAAGAAGATAGTATTCACATACTCGTATAGAAAATCAGCAATGCCCTCGCATCCTGTCTTTTCTACTTCTGTAATTTTTGCCAAACCTAATTCACCTAACTGCTTGATGGTATCATAGTGAGGATCATCTTGAGCCAATAGTAGAACATGATCGAAGTGTTCTTCTAAAAAGTCCTTAAGTGGGCGTAAACCACCATAGTCAAAACACCAATTACGAGCGTCAAGGTCATCACACTCAAATTCAAATTTGAATGATAGTGCGTAACCATGGACGAGATTACAATGACTGTCGGCCCTCCATTGACGATATGCCACTGGGGCTAAATGTGAATATTCTTTTGTTGATATAAATTTTTTAGACATGCTTTTTCTCCTATGTTAATTATAGCATAGGCGGCGGAGTTTGTAAAGCGGGACGATGCCGATAGACCGCTGTTGAACTATTTAAGTTCCTTAATATCTTGTTTGATTTTTTTAAGTTCGACGGATATTTCATCAATCATATCCAACTCTTTACGACGACTACACACAGTTTGTGCCAATGTATACGCAAATAAACTCCAACCTAATAAACCACCTGTAAATAAAAATGCCAATATAATTAATTGTGCCATAATGATTCTCCCATAAGCGTAAGTATTTACATAAGGATATGGGAGAATTTAACTACCTGTTATCGACTTTCCACAATCTTATCACAGAGACCATAGGCCAAGGCTTCTTCAGCACTCATGAATGTATCGCGATCCATGTCTCGTTCAAAGTCCTCATAGGTCTTACCTGCTGTATTATGTTTAACATACAATTTGGTAAGCATAGTTTTCATTTGAGTGATTTCTTTGTATTGGATTTCAATATCACTTTGCATACCACGAGCACCACCACTGGGCTGATGGATCATATGACGACTGTGTGGTAACATATAACGCTTGCCTGGAGTACCTGCCTGTGCTAGGAAACTGCCCATTGAACAACCTTGCCCAATAACATATGTGGCCACATCAGGTTTAACAAACTGCATGACATCGTAAATTGCCATGCCGCTGGTAATAACACCACCGGGACTGTTGATATAAAAGTGAATATCTTTTTCACTGTCAGCACTTTCCAAATGTAGCATTTGTGCTACAACAAGACTGGCACTGGCATCATCCACTCCGCCATTTAAAAACACAATTCGCTCATTAAGCAAGCGACTAAAAATGTCAAATGCTCGTTCGCCTTGACCGGTCTTTTCCACTACCATTGGTACTAACATATTATTCTCTTTCATTTAAAAATCATCATTTAATACTGGATTATTTGAACTCAATCCAGCAATAATTTGGAATCGTTCCCATGCTTCTTTTACAGCAGGTCGAGATTCGAGTTCTTCCTTAGGTAAACTTGCTTCTAACCAGTAATAAGGCAAACGAGCAACATTAGCACCAAACTGACGAGGCTGATGTAGTCTACCAGTCTCATAAAGTTCAATACTTATTTCTCGGAACTTTTCTTCGTCCTCGTCTGCGTAAGATGTCCACTCAGGATTGCTCCATGGACTATAACCATGGTAGCCTGACCAAATGCTGGCCCACTCCTCGTCAATAGTTGGATTGAAATCTGTGCGGGCAATAATCACCAACACATCTCCAACATTGACTTTACCATCCACGATGTCGCGAACGCATCGGCTATAACTAAGACCTATACGCATTTATGCTCCATTAGGTGAATCAAACATTACTTCTGCCCTAGCCTTCATGCCTTCGGGATCACGTTCAAACTCTTCCATCATGGTTCGAAGTGCTTCTTCAATAAACGCATTGAAAGTCATATCACGCTTGTGCGCTTCTTTCATATACAACAGCAAGTCCTCTTCCGGAATATCTAACTCCATTTGGACACGAGTATCATAGTCCTTACCATCCTTGATGGCACGGGCCTTTTCCATAAAGTCTGTATCCACATCCAAGTCAATCCATTTTGTACCATCCCAAGCCTTTTCACCTGCTTGGACTTGATCCTTATATGAAGGATGAACTAAACGATAAGCACGATTGCGTTGATAATCGCAGGCTTCGACTTGGTAAACGACTTGTGTCTTGGTATCAAACACAATGTCAAAACTATAACCATCTTGAGTCCCGCTCCAAGAGTTTAGGCTATAGGCATCGGGACTAAAGGCATAATAGTCGTTGCCTTCGGTGATCTTATAATCTACCAATTCCATAAATGTTTTAAGACTCAGCATGTTGTTTCCTTATGATCATTAATACCAAAATGTTGTTTAACTAATTTTACAGCACTTCTTCGAGTGCAGTCAACTATACTTTTATCAAAAGTTGTGTGCTTACACTGCTTCCCACTTTCTTTGATCAGTTTAATACAATCTTCTACAACAAGTTCCGTTAACTTCATAATAGAATCTCGATCATATTGATCCATACTATCCCAGCAACCTTGTGCTGTCAATCCTGCCTTATACATCAAATCTTCTAAATTATTGTTCATTTTTGTAATTCTTTCAATTTAGCTTCAACTTCACGCCTAGACCAATGGTAAAAGATAGTCCTGTTATTTTGATCAACAATAGACCAATAATCGAGCATACAGCCGGGAAACTTTACTTGGACTATACGATAAGTATCAATATCGACTTCCTGGTTGATTTGGTTCATTGCTGTTGGTACACGCTAAATTATGATCTGTTGATTTTGGGCAACGCTTATTGCCGCATATTGGACATACAATAAAAGTTGACATGGTAATAGGCCACCCATTGTGGTCTTTTACTTCTTTCAAACAATTATAGCAGCCGCATTGATCCTTGTCAAGTGTTCTCATCGTCTTTTATCACTTCCATCTGGCCCAATTCTATCTTTGTCTAGAGGATCATCATCCCACTTGTCGCCTTTGTCTTCTCGTGTATTAACGATATAGACCTGTTCGGCAACTGGTGGACTTTGATCCTCATCGTTGGTTTCATATTGATTAGAGTATTTGGTAATACTAAAAATCAAAGCCACTGCAAACAAAATCGAATAGAGCGTACTCATATATTAATCCGTTTGTACATCTAAAATTTTACTATCTTGGAAAACATAGTAAAGGTTAAATTGATGAAGATGTGCCCAAATACAATTGTTTCCTGGTGCAAGGCTATACCTCGTATAGCCCCGCTTTTCCAAATCTTCACATACTAGCATTACTTCCAAAGGATTTAAGCTAGGATCTATACGATTCATTTGTATACTTTCAGGATAACAGTATCTTCACCAAACCGACCATTCAACAATGTGTCTGTGGTCTTAATCTTACCAAACCAAGTTTCAAAACGTCGTTGTGTATTTTGATCCTTGAACTCTTTCAACTGCTCTAATGGCTTACGCAGAGTGCGTTGAACGCTCATTGCGGTAAAGTTCATCAAAGTAGTTCCCTTAACACCGAGCCCATCTGCATTGGTAGCAATATAGTAGCCCAATTTACGAGTCTTGTTGTTAAACACCACTACACCTTGAGCACCAATGATCTGTGCTGGCGGAACACTAACAATGCCTAACTTGTCATCACGCACCAAGAACTTCAATTTGGCAACCAACTTGTCTGCAGGCACAGCCTTTTTAGCACGTGGCTTCTTGAGCACTTTAGCTTCTGCGGCAATCTGTTCACAAGCTGAAGCAATACCTTCGTAAAACTCGATCAACTTCTTAACATTCTTGCGACTAGCAAACTTATAACCTTCACGCAACTGCTCATCGGCATTGCCGCTGGACAATTCCTGCAATTCTGCCAACCCACGAGCAAAGAATGATTTGATATAACGAGCCTGAGCAGCCTTGGCACCCTTGCCACGCAACAAACTGACCAACTTGATTGACTTTGGATCAAATGCTTCTGGATCCATAATCCAACTGTCGATGGCAGCATCGATCTCGTCGCTCATGGCCACTGCCTGCTCACGAATACGATCTTGGATATTTGGAGTAGGAACAGCAACTTTAACAGTCTTATCTACTACGACTGTTTCAACATCATACTGTCCTGCATCCAAAATAGCGGCAATTTCGTTTTTCAACCATGCAACTGCACTCTTACCGTTGTTAAATCCTTCTTTAACATCTGGCATGCCTTTGATCAAGCAGGATGCAATAGCACCCATGGTCAAATGGCAGCGCCAATCTTTGGTCTTCTTAAAGTCTTGGATTTGATCTTTGTCGTAGCCATTACGGGCCATCCAATCAATGACCTTGACTTTCAAATCTTTTGCTGAAGTTTCCAAATTGTAATACTTCATAGCATTACGGAAATGGGTAGCGTATTCTGCCGGAGTCATATCAGCAGCACCATCCCAACTTGGAGCGTGGTCGCGTTTAGCATTCTCACGGATGCTAACACTAGTAATCTTTTTTGCTTTGGGCTTGATTTTAACCCCTGCTACTGTTGCCAATTTCTGCTCCTATGTTGTTAAACAATGTACTTATTATACAGGAGAGCAGGAGCAAAGTCAAGTGGATTTACCAAATAGTTTGCCAATTTCTGGAGGCACCCATGCTGATTCCATACGTTCCGGATGCCAAACTACTCCTGCTAGATTACCATCTATCCAGGCCTCGCAGTGATTATCATTATCTACTGCTAATATTTGAGTATTGCTCGGTAATGTATTAATATAATATCTATGATAACTATTAACTATATGTTCGGTATTATTATAGATTACCGAATGTTCAACACCATCTCGGTGTCCTTCTTTTTTATTAACAGTTCCGCCGAGAAACTTTGTTAATAAGAAACATCCGTGGCATATTCCAATAACGGGTTTACCTAGTTTCATCATACTGATTATCATTCGGCGTTCAGTCTTACGACGAATTAATCTATTATCTCCGCCGGTGATAATATAACAATCAACAGAATGGGCAATAGCATCAAAATCTTGATCTAAATGGTTTGGCACAAAGGTGAGTTCATGCTCGTCAAGATACTTATACCATGCATTTTCAATTGCATCGTATATCTTACCTTGTCGTTCAATTGTGCGTTTACTCAATGCGATTTTCAATCGTCTTCCCATTCAACAGGTATCCAACCTAATTTCTTTAGGTCTTCTTTGATCTCATCAGTAACATGTCCTTCTGGAACGTGTCCTGTACTTATTCCTTCTTCGTCGTGCATTATACCCGAACAGTACCAATCAATGTAATCGCCCTTTTCCAACATGTCAGCAACAATGCCGCCGGCACTACGCCAAGAGCACGACCAACGCTGATTCTTCAATATAGGCATAACATCCAATTTTTGGAACTGCATATTACACATGGCCGCATACAGGTTTTGAGCATAGATTTCGCTAGCCTTGACCTTATCACAGATCCATTTGGTACTACGAAGATCGTACTCTAGGTTGTCTTTTTGCCACTCGGGATTTTTAAGATTTTCTTCATCCTGTTCTCGCCAAGTTTTGAACATCTCAATATATTCTTCCATAGGTTCTAGACCTTCTTCGGCACGACGTTTAATATGACTTTCCATTTGGAAAGTATTACGATCAGGACTTTTTGCCACCATTACCATATACCTCAGATGCTGTTGCTATATTACTACGCTTTGCAATCAGTGTCAACACATCTGGATCGTTTGCTTGATCCTGGTAAGGTGCAAACAATGCCTTGCCTCTAGGGTCTGTTGTAAGATCAGATGGTGTCAAATAGTATACTGCTAGACTTTGACGAGCAACACCGTTGGGACAGGTTAAATCTGCAGGCAACCCGTGCCATGAATTTTGAGTAGTATCAAAGATTACTGCCCTGTTGAATTTATTTTCAACGACGCCAACTCGTTCTCCGGGTTGATTGGTTTCGGAATTATGAGACCACAGCTCTAGACCACCGCCCCAAGCAGGGTCCCAATCGGGAGTCATATATACAATTAAATTAAAATTACGCTTTAATCCTAATTTAGGATGTATGCTGTAATCCAAATGTACATTTAGTTTTCCATTTTTGGTATGAGCATGCCAACCACCGCCATTTAACCCGGGATCACTATATAGGTTATTGACACCTGCAATCTGCCCAATGACATTCAAGAAATCGTTGCCGCCTAGATAATTAAAGACAGAATAGGTTGTCTTTGGAAATATATTCCAATTGTTGCAGGTTTTCTTATCTTCAATGGCATTCTTATAAGTGTGCCATATATCACTATTATAAGAGGGGAAATCTTTTACAAGTTGTTGAACAATTTCCTCAGTGAAAAAATTATCAATCACAATGTGATTGAATGGCGTTCCTTGTAGGAATTGTTGATTGATAGACGACCAGTCTTGGTCATTAATATATTTTATGTCCATAGTGAATTACGGATTTTGATAAGACGAATCATCATGGCTTCATCTTCGGCTTCGTATTCTGCTTCAAGTCTGCGCAGTTCATTATGGGCTAAATCACTTGCTCGAGCCAACTCGAGCGAATCTTTTGCGCCATCCCAATTTAACCGGCCACCATTTTGTAAACGGTTAAGTTCGCAATAGGCAGTCCAACCGCTGGCATCATAGGGATCTGGACGATTACGATATGTGGTAGTCCACCATAGATACAGCTCTTTGATTTCACGAGCGGCCAATGCTTGCTGAGTAGGTTCTTCCTTCTCACCTTCTTCAATAAAATCTCGGTTAGTGAGTCCGGCGGCCCAATCTAAGTGAGCAAGTCCGGCTTCGGCGCAACGCCAGGTACGCCAACGCAACCATCCACTGCGCCACCATGGTGGGTTGTATTTTTTACGAGCTTCTTCATCCCAAATACAAGTATGCCATGCTTGTTCTATTTCAACAAAATCCACAAGCTCATTAAACAAACAAGGAAGGAACCGATTTCCAACGTCTTTCCATTGTCCAGGTTTAATATCTTGAGGATTTGCTGTAAGCTGATGACTACGAGAGACCCAACGATTATTAATGTAATATCTGACATCATTTAATTTGTCCGTAGGATAATGAATAAAATTTTGGATAGCATCTAACGCATCTTCAGCAATCCAATAACGAACGGGATTGTACCGTTTGGCTTGATCGTTCCACTGGTCCCATTCCGTACTGGTACCCATACTGAGTTTAGGAGTTCCGCGAACCCAATCTGCAAATTTTGAACATGACCAGTAATTGCTTCTCATTTTATTTCTCTTTAAGTTTTAATATATTGTACAGGAAACAACCCGTAATGTCAACAAAAATGAATAAATAAAAGTGAGGATCGCGATATTACCAGTATCCACCCTCTCTATCAGTTGTAAAGGAACTAACAGCATGACTATTTATTCACCCCAAAATCCGCCATCTGGATTCTATGTTTACGCATATCTTCGAAAAGATGGAACACCGTATTATATAGGCAAAGGACAAGGCAAGCGAGCCTGGGCAAAATCAGACAGGACCGTCTTCCCTTTAAAGGATTTTTCTAATATTGTTATTCTTGAACATAACTTAACTAACGTTGGTTCTTTAGCCATTGAGCGTAGAATGATTCGGTGGTATGGTCGCATTGATAACGGAACAGGTATACTCCGAAATAAAACTGATGGCGGCGATGGAAATGTTGGATGGATTCCTTCGGAAGAAGTTAAAGCAAATATATCAAAGGGCAGGACAGGAATTCGTCCGTCGAAAGAAATTTGCCAACAAATGTCTATTACACGATCGGGGAAAGGACATTGGAATTATGGTAGAAAAACTCCAGAGGAAGTAAGTGCTAAAATAGCGGCCGGTGTAAGAAGGGCAAACGAATCTCGAGAAACTTTTGTTAAAACTTATATACTTATAGATATAAAAGATAATATCGAAATACCTTTTAATTGCCGCAATTCTTCAGAAATTCTTAAACCTCTTGGAATAGATACTAAATCATTATTTTGGGCAAAAAGATATAATAAGAACGGAATCTATAAAAATAGATACACCGTTCGATAATATTATTTCTTTGTAATATATTCTGAAAGTTGTGGAGGGGAGTAACCGATCGGTTTAAGGACTTTTCCGTCCTCTCTTTTCCTGACCTTTCCATCATCGCCTACTTTACTGAAATTAGATCGCATAACTTCTTTCCAAGCACCCTCAGCATCAAATCCTGCTGAATGAATAGCGCCGATGGTAACAACTAGAATATCGATCAGTGCATCTAGTTGTTCAACTTGATCGCCATTACTAATTGCCTGTTCGAGTTCTTCACGTTCTTCGTCGATTAAAGTTACATACATATTATACTGCGAACTATTAAACTTGTCAACACTTTGGTCGCAAGCCTTCATAAACTTATATTGATCCTTGAACGGGTTCATTTTTTTATCTTCCTGTCTTTGATGTTGTTATTGTTGGCCCTTCTGTGGTAAAGTCAATTCCAGCCATACGGCCTTCGTAGAGTCTACCATTCCACGACATATTTAATTTTACTGATTTGTTTAGTACAACAGTGAGATTTCGTTTTTCATTAAATGATAAAACTTCTGCTTCTACTGTTTTACTGGTCTTTTCTTGTTTAACAATACACTTGCTACTAACTCTTGTTACTTCCATCTTTGCCCCATCTCAAATAAAATTCACTTAGTTTCTTTGCTTCAAGTTCTGCTGTTATAGCATATCGATAACCAAATGTTTCGTAACTTATTTGTCTGTGCCATTCGGGTTCACCTACGGCATGTTCCATAACAAACTTACCCTGTTCACTTTGTTTCCAATCCCACATCGGTTGCGCGGCATACAAGTCCGGATCCTCTACATCGCTCAAATAGAAACGATATACAACAACCTTATGAATTTCTTTCACAACATTGTTTTCAACTTTGAATCTCACTGATGCCATGATAAATGAAATAAGGTAATAAACTTTTCTGCATCTTTTCGATGTTTAAAATCCCACATATCCCAAGCCATACGTCGGCAGTTATCCCAACTCTCTAAACGCTCAGTGGTCCACTCAACTGCACGATCTAACTTATTAGAGGGTATATTAGCAAAGGTAGCAACAGGATATTCATCTTCCACATCAACAAGTTGTAGTGTCCAATGACCATTAAAGGCTTTATGTAAAGTTGGCTTAACCGTTGAGGTGTTCAACTCGTCCATCCAAATCTTTACAGCACGTTCTAATGGCCTAAAATCAGTTTGCATTTGGCTTTTTCTTGCGGCTAAGATAGCGGCGTCGTGCTTTATTTTCTTTGATAACCAAGGGTTGATGGCTAGCATCCTTCTGTGACTTTTCAAGAGCAGCATGAATAGCGTCGGCACTGATGTCATCATCCTCATCATGTTGCTCAAAGTCACCCTCGGAAGTCAGATCAACACCAGTCCTTCGCATCAATCTAATGCCAGCATCTGGATCATTAAATGCTTCACGCAAACTACCGACATGTCCGTCTTTAGTTTGGCTAATGGTTTCCCATGTTCTTACTTCTAGCAAGTATTCGATTTCAGTAGGAATCGCTATAACATAATGAACCGTATCTGGATCCCAACCATCTTGGTCAACGGTAAAAGTTTGAACAACCTTACCTTCTGTAGATTTACCATTGCTAACACCGTAGATCCAAACTGTGTCGCCTATGCTATATTGTTTCTTAACTGTCATTGTTTAATCAAGCCGGAGCCTGTTCCTTACTTTTTGCTTCAAGAAGGTCTTTGACAAACTTAATCGCTTTACGATCTGTGTCGTAGACATATTCTTGATCTTCATCTTCGTCGGTACGCAGTGTGACAATCACACCATTGCGTACTTTACGAATCTCTATGCTTTCGAACAACATGGGTTCCCTTTCAGTTTATTTTGGAACTGATAGATTGTAGTTAAAGTGGAAAATACCAATGTGTGCTACTTCTCTGCTCAATTCTTGATCGCACCATACTTCATATCCTGCCTTTTGAGCTTGTTGGCAGAAATAAATGTCCTCACCAATTTCAAGATTAAGTTCTTTAACATATTCTTGTAGGTAGTGCGGTTGAGGAACTCGTTCGTAAACTTCACGCTTGCATAGAACCATACCGTGTGGCAATACATCGATAAGTTCCATTGCAGGAGAATTGTCTGTAGTTTGGAATTCTGTGAACTGACCGCTGGATCCCATCATACCTGTAAAGTTAGGATTAGGGAAACGACGACGACGATAGTTAGCACCGACGATATCTTTGTTACGAGCCAACAAACGCATAGGAGCATCGATAGGGAATTTCATATCGCTATCAACCCACCAAATGTAATCAAAGTCGCTCTTCAAGAAGATATCAACTAGATTGCGACGAGCAATAGTGATCACTGAGCCAATGTTAAATGCACAATTAATCTTAATGCCATTGGCAACCATATTAGCCGCTGCCATGGCCAAATGCTGTGCAAATTCAGCATTAACCATTTCCATTGCCGGAACAGCAATCATAATGCTAGGACGGCGTCCACCGGCTTGCGGTTGCATAGATTGTTGAGCAGCATTGGCTACTTGATTCTGTGCCACTTGTTGGCGGCTAGGAATGTTTAACTTACCTTTTTTCATATTTTACCTTTATTGAATGATTTGTTGGGCGATATACTTACCGCTTATTAGATTCCTGAAGACTCAGTGTATCAAAGAACTCCTTCTTTGTGCCCGGATCTTTGTTAAATGCTCCTTTAAGGACAGAAGTTGTTGTTGAACTATCGTGAGCCATAATACCTCTGTTCTCGCAACATCCGTGAGTCATTCTTAAATAAACACCTACATTTTCTGAATCAGTTGCCTTACTGATTTCTCTAGCAATGTCATTACATAGTTCCTCCTGGAGAGTACCACGACGAGCACACCACTGAGCAATACGAGTGTACTTAGAGAGACCAATGAGCTTATTAGCAGCAATAATACCAATATAAGCAACACCACTAACGGGCTGGTGATGATGTGAGCACATAGAGCGTAACTCACTACGAACAACAAGCATACCTTCATAACGATCCGCCGAGTCGTTTGGAAATGCTGTTGCATCTGGAGCCGGTTCATATCTGCCTGCCATAATTTCGTTAAAATACATTTTAGCCAGTCGGCGAGCTGTACCTTTACTATTAGGATCGTTTTCGCGATCAATAAGCAACCGATCAAGAACTAATTCAAATGCTTCTGTAGCTTCGTCAATTAGTCGTTCACGATCGCCTTCATGTAGATAATCGCTGATGTTGTCACCGGCCCAAAAACGCTTTTGATCACGTTTCATTTTAGTTCGAATTACGTCAGCAAAATATGCTTCTTCATAGCCTTTGTCGCTATGAAGTTCTTCGCCTTGTTGAAAATCTTTGTATGCTTTGTCGTACATTATTATTCCTATACCTTATAATACAGGATTATTTAGGTTCTGTCAAGCGAAGGATGGTATTTTTCTTAACTGCGGCATCCAAAACCATCATATCAATACCCTGTTGTTCTGCAGTCTTTAGTAGAGCACTGGTATCTTTGGGGAAACACGCACCGCCGAACCCAAACATGCCGTCGGGTCCTGGAACCTGCATATGGCTCTTACCCATGCGAGGGTCCATTGTGACCATGTTAGCAATCGTATTGTAGTCAAATCCCATCTTGGTAGCAAGGTTATACATTTCATTCATAAAGATAACCTTGGTGCTCATAAAGCAGTTAATGGTATATTTTGCCAATGCAGCTTCGCCAATTGAACACCATTTAACATTATCACCTAGACTTTGTTGGCTTGTTCGAATGATGCGTTCAGCTTCGCGGAGATATAATTTATGTTTACCTCCGATGATACAGAATGTGCCGTTGACATAATCTCGGTTGGCATTGGCTGCAGTAAGGAACTCGGGTGCGTGAACAAGATTTGGATATTGTTCATTTAAGCGTTCATAAACATCTGCTGGAGCGGTACATTTACTAATAATAACCCCTTGGAAACCTACAGAGGCTAATTCTGCTAATACACTTTCCATGGGGCTTGTATCACAAGTGCCATCATCATCTTGCGGAGTTGGCACACAAACAAATACACCGTCGCAATCTTTAAGATCAGCAATGGTATTATTATAACCTTTAGCGGGATCTACACAGGTTACTTCATGACCCCAAATGTCATTTAGAGCGTTTTTAATAGCGCCACCTACAAAGCCTAGGCCAATAATTCCAATTTTATCCATGTTTGAATTTTTAAAAATAATTTTAGCACCACCGATAGTGCCGGGCATATTCATAGTATAACCGCCATTACTCATTTAGTCAACCCCATAAACAACAATTCTCGTTCTGTGACATGTGCTACAGGTTTGAGCCAACCATGCATAATACATTCCTGAATAAGGCTTGCATAATTGTCTGGGCATCGATTACTGATTTCGAATCCTGCTCGAGGTGTCTGCATTAGTCCGTCGTTGATTACAAAGTTAGGATCACCCTGCTTGAGAGTGCGTATAGTGCTGGTATGAGTTTTATATGTCATAACACTATTTTAACATAGTGTTATTTAAATGTCAATAGCAGATCCAGTCGGTATTCTTGAACGGACGACCTTCTACTGCTCGAGGTATGTATCGTATTACTTTCTTTTTAAGTTTCTTAATGATTTCGTGATTATGATCGTGCTCAAAGGCTTTTAGATAAACTTTCCAACATCCGCCGGATTTTTTACTACCTTTGAGATCTATGTTTAGATGATCAATTACAGCCTGCTGATCACCCTTGTGTTTATGTAAAAGTTCGCAGGCTATGTTAAACCCATAGGCATCTATTTCATCACTGTTGCCCAAATAACTTTGTTCTTCTCGTAGTTTGCCCTTGGATGCTGTGCTGTTATAGTTAGGCAACGATTTAAAAGATCGTCTGCGATATTGGCGCATGTGTATAATTTCATGCAGTAGAGTATCGGCAATCAAATTACACAATTGGTTGAATCTTCGTTTGGTAATTTTAAATTCTGATATAACAGGGTTGTAGATAAAGTTCAATTCGATGCACTTTTTATCTTCCGCATCTAAGTCACTATAGTAGGTACCGCCTGTGAAAACAGCGTGTGTTTTCACTTTTGTATCCCAACCCTCGGATACTTTAACACGATATTTGCGTTTGAGATAAGTGGATAGTATTCTATGGAAATCTTGTTGCTGGATCGAATCTCCCACAAGTTTGGGAGAAAGAGTTTGTATAGCATCGGCTATATCTTGGCGGTTTAGTTTGGACCAGTCAAACATACATGCACACCTTTTAGACTAAAATATTTATCTTAGTATAAGTTGCAGATAGATTTAAAGTCAATAATAATGGTTAAAATTCTGTTAATATCGAACAAATCTGCCGTCGGGCCCGTGAAATCCATAAACTATCCAATCGGCATGTATAATATCTTGGCTACCTCTAGTAAAAAAATAACTCAGTGTTTCCAAATCATAATGATAGTTAACGGGGTCGACCAGTGTGTCTTTTATTTTTTTAATTGTACCTAGCATATAATCAAACTGTAAACTACAGAATCCGAATAGTACAGAACAGTACTGATAAAGAATATTATTGTTTTGTTGCTGTCGCAGATCAACCATATTATATCCCCACCAGTCTTGCCACTCATTCTTTATAGGATGTTTGAAAACAATTTTATTATTGTTCTTTTTAAATATTTCTATATCAAAGTTGCTGTCAAGAAAATATCTTCCACTGATTTTAACAACATGATCATGAAGTACTAGTTCTTCTCGATACTTGCTCATAAAGGCCTCTAACAGCAAACATTCGCAGTAACTCTTATTAGGATGACTGGTAACTGTGTTGAATATTTCAGGAAACTCGTTCTTAATACTAATAAATTTTAGGTTAGGTTGATACCAAAAATAATTAGCATAGTTTTCCCAATGCTCGCTGGCATCTACAATATATATTGTTGCATCCTTTTTTACCAGCGAATCTATGCTGGCAATGGTGGTAATGGTTTGACGCAGTCTTTCTTCACTAGAAAAATAACTACGAGTCTTACTATAGGTTAAGGGATGCTCGTTTTTAACTTCGATACAACTAGTAATAATAAACGCAGTTTTCATTCTCTGTAATAATTAAATTCTTGAACTTTTCTTAACCAAGTATCTAACTGAGAGTGCACTACTTGATCTTCGCAGTTGTTTAAAGCCCAGTCATAGCAGTTTCGGGGTTTAATTTCGTCAATGCGTTCTAGTGCTTCTACAAACTGTCGATGCTCCCGGCAACGAAATCCAGTAACGCCGTTGATCACTGTTTCAGTAAATCCACCCCAGTCTGTGGTAATAGCAGGAGTACCGCTCATATAACCTTCTACGATCATATTGCCAAATGGTTCAACATAGGTTGTAGGTCCCAGTATGGCCTTGGCCTTGGACATGAGTTTACGACGTTGTTCAGCATCACATAGACCGGCTAAGGTAACATGGCTAGGAGTTGAACTATACCCCATATCCGCCAGTGTTCCGCGACCGGCAATGATTAATTTTTTACCTGCTGCTTCTGTGGCCTGTATAGCAATGTTTACACCCTTGGCAGGAATAACACGACCAAAGTAGAGAAAATAATCATCCTTATCTTCGGTGTAGTCAAATTCGTCTTTTGATATAGCATTATAAATCACAGTATCAAACCAACTAGGACTCATCAACATATTTCGTTCACCGTAAAACATGTGCATTTGTGCTTGGCTAGTAAAAGCACGAAACGGAGCAAACACTGCCTTGGTTTCATAGCCAATACTGTGTTCTACTGCTCTAAGGTCTGGATTGAGATCGCAGGCACCTTTGTTTTCCCAACCATGATAACATAATATCATATCGTCTGGTTGTTTACGAGCAGCAATGGCAGCACCTGCTCTATCGTTGTAAATTTTAGAATCAGTGGGTCCATGACCGGATCGACTGTCTAAACACTGAACCATTTCACACGGAACTTCTGTTCCCGGAATTCCGTAGTGTACACACTTCCATCCGTATTGTTCCATATGCCTCATAAACTTGTAGGCTAGTATACTAAATGGATCATCTCTTCGATTGATGTTAACTGCATCGTAAGGGCTGGCTAGAATGTGTAATGTTGACATACACATAATTATCATTATAACATGGCGGGCCCTAGAGGAATTGAACCCCTATCACCGCGATCGGAACACGGTGTTCTATCCGTTGAACTAAGGACCCTTGAGATATTTAATCCAAAAAAAAAATAGGACCCTGAGGTCCTATTCTTACATGGTCGGTCCGTTGCCGTTCTTAAATCCAACTACACCACCTTCTGCTTCTATACGCTTCATAGCGTCTTCAAATAAGATAGGTGCAAAGTCAGTTTGTTCAACACAAGCACACCAGTAGCGTGGATCAATCTCATCACTGTATAAGATTTCACCAGTTTTAGCATTAACACCGCGAGCCTTCATAACTCTGTTAGCATGTAAGTGTCCGTGGATGTTGGTGCCGAAGCGACCTAAACTTGCTTCATGAACAGGGATATGACTTAAGATCATACCGTTCATCACGTGGTAAGCCCGTAACTCGCGAAAGTATTCACGGTAGTCTTCATCACGGAAGATGTCGTGGTTGCCGCGGATTAAGACCTTGTCGCCATTTAAGCGGGCTAACGTAGGTAATGCTTTGCGGTTAATAACAACATCGCCTAAAAAATAACACTTGTCTTTTGGACGAACTTTTTCGTTATATCTTTTAATTAATTCTTCATCCATTTCCTCGGCATTATCCCAAGGCCGTAATTTGGTCACACCATCGTTTCGCATAAAACGACAAACTCCTTGGTGTCCAAAATGTGGATCAGAATATAAAAATACTGCTGGCATATCGATCTCCTTTCTTTAATATTGTATTATAACACCAATAGACTAAAATGTCAACTATTTGCCATCAACAAATACATTGTAACTTCAGGTCCTTCTAACAATACTATATCCTGCGGATATTTATTGCCCGAGCCCCAATTATTTTTTAATGGTTTAACACCAACCATTTTGGGATTGAGTTTCTTAACAATGCCAATCATCAAACTATTACTAGACGGATATGCTACACAATCGCCCACTTTGAGCAATCGTCCCAATTTGTCTTTATGTTCAATAGGTTCTTTAACTTTCTTTTCAGACATATTCAATCCTGTATCGTGAATGTGGGTAACGTTCTTGTAGCCACTCTAATAAACCATCTTCGTAGGGAAGATTTACAGAGCTGTCGTAATTTGTAATATACATCATACCGCTCTCCAAATTTCCCTAAAACCTTCTTCTTCCGTTGGCATCTCGAAACTGGCCAACATACCTTCTATTACAGCATCTGGAATTTCTTTCCCGGGCCTACTTGCCAATCGACGCTTTAATTCAATTCTGTCGGGTGTTTCAAACACTACAGCAACGTGCTCATAGTCAGGCAACATATTAAATTTACGAGCTCGACTAGCAAGAGTTGTGCTAGTTTGATCCCAAATAATATCTCGACCCGCCTCGCGGGCCACAATAACTTCTTGTGACATCAACTCTACAGCCCGTGGCATGTATTCATTGAACACCTCACTATAGGTTTTACCCTCGGCGGCTGCATATTCTTCTACAAGACGATCTGTAGAAATGTAAGCACAATCTCGAGTCCAATCTTGATTGTTAATCCAAGTAGTTTTACCGCTACCCGGAACTCCCACTAATTGATAACATTTAGGAATATTCATACACTATTATAACATAGATTGATAAAAATGTCAAAAGAAACCCCTACCGTACATTACATGCATTGGGTAGGGCCGTATTAAATTAAAAACTGGTCACTGTTACAATGATATCGTCGTTGATACCTATACCGTTCCATTGAGCATTTTCTGCTGTACCAAAATAGAAATCAAATTTAGTATTCGGATAAACTTTTCTGATATTGTATAAAAGGTAGCCGACCTGTTCAACACCTCGAACATCTTCAATAACATAAGTACCGTGAGTTGCTAACTTGGGCCAAGCAGCCATAAAAGTTTTAACCTGTATCTCGGGTCTATGATCACCGTCGTCGATGATAATATCAAACTGTTCCGGGATACTATTATAAGTTTCTACATCAGTGCTATCCTTGTTCCACTGTATATGTAGGTTAGGATTCTGATCGAGATCTGATTGGAATGGCCTTGACATTATATATGTGGGCATTATATCCACTGCCCAAATATCGTAGTTGTCTAGATAATTGGTCCATAACCAAAGACTGCGACCTGCATT